AATACTAGCAATAAAGAACATAGAAATAATCTTTTCATTATAAAGTAGCAAATGTTATAAATGCTGCAAATGTATTTGTTGAACCATCAAAGAATACATTCTGAGACACTAAATATGAATCAGGTGCATTAGCAAATTCTGCATTAATTAAAGACTCTAATGTTGATGGATTATTATCAAATAAGTAAAGAGTTCTTAAGTTTCTATACTGAGGTATTGAAAGCCCTTGTAAAGTTTTTAATTGAAAAGGAAAGTTATTTCCTTTATTACCATAATCTTTTAAATTTCCTACTGACATAATTATTGTTTTTTTATTTATCTACTTACTTCTTCCCAGTCCATTGATGCATAAATAAGCTCAGTGTTTGTACTTGCACTAACTATTAAAGTAATCTCATAAGGAGTACTAGTAAAAGAATTTCTTTCAAGTTGAAAACTAAATAAAGCTTCTTTAAGTATATCTAAACTTACTGATGCTTGTGTACTTGATGTTAAGAATCCTGATGCTAATGTTCTTCCTCCTGCAAAGCTTGTACCTGTAATATTATATTCAACTGATGAATTTACTCCTGCAGGGACCCATGCTCCACCAGTTGTTGTGCCAGATGCTACTATTTTCCAATTGTAAATACCTGTTGCTACACCCATTATTGAAAGAGCTGTGAGGATTACTACACCATCTAGATAACCAGCTCTTAATTTTATACTTACTACTGGATAAAATGTTCCTGCAACAGCCAAACTTGTTGGAGCTGTAATAGGAGTACCTATCGCTTGTTGTGCACCTCTTAATTCATAACCACCTTCAGAGATAGCAGTAGAGCACACTTGTTTTAATGTACTAGGGTTTGCTGTTACTTCTGTATTAGTTATTTCATATCTTAAAGGTAGTGATGCTGTAGTAATATAAGTTGATGTAATATAATTTGCATGATTGAATCTATGACAAAGAATAAAATTACCATCTATAACAAAGCCTAATCTTACTGTTCCCTCTCCTAACCACTCAATATCCATAAACAATATCTGAGCTTTTGTTAGATCTAGTACTACACCAGAGGGACCTGTACCATCCATTTTATCAACATTCCATGCTGATTGATTTACTACAGATTCAGTAACTATTCCTGTAACTAAACTTCTTTCAACAAAGCTAACTGTATAGTTATCTAATTGAATATATAAACCATTATCTGTTCCAAAATAACCAACTCTTTGTCTAAGATTAGTTTGAGCTGGTGCCATCACAAACGTGTTAAATACTAAAAGTGATTTTCCCGGTTGATAAGAAAACACTTTAGTAGTTTCACGTAATACTTCAGAACCACTTGTTGTATTTACATTCAAGTTAACTAAACCCTCATTAGGACTAAATACAGCGGCACCTCCACTAGCAGTTGATGTATTCCATAAACCATTGTCATGATATCTATGTGAAGAATCAAATAATGTTAATGGAGTAGAAACTCTTTGTCTTCCAAAAGCATCTACAGCCATTGGGCCAGCAGAAACAAGGTTTGTATTAATGCTATTATTTATAGCATCCAAACCTTGCAACATCTTATGTTGCCAAGGGAAATTATTCCCTTTGTTTCCGTAGTCCTTTAGATTGCCTATTGACATAATTAATCAATAATCATAAAGTGTATGCGAACAGCACCACTTAATGCATTAGTGGTATCAACATTAGATATAACTAATGTAAGTGATCCTGCAGATAAATTACCAAAACTAACCACTGGAAAACCAGTACTAAAATACTCAACAGTTAAAAGAACAGTTGATCTAGTTGTAAGGTTAGCATTGTTAAAAGTAAATGACTCTTGTCCTGTTGCTGCTGTAGTAAGTGCTACAGTTTCAATAACTCCATTTCTTGAATTAAGAGTTACTGGATTACTAGAAACAATTGTTTGAGTTACTGTTCCTTTATCATATAATGATTGTAATGGTTCTGCATTTACCGCAAGTGGTAAATAACCATCATCTCTACTAGAATCTTTAGCTCCTATAGCTAATAGATTAGTTGTGTCTGTTGGAAGAGACTCTCTATAGTTTCCAGCCTTTATCCAAGATATTAAATTTAAAACGTCCATGATTATTTATTTTATTTATTATTAAAAGTTTATTATGCTGGTACAACAGTAAGAGTTCCAGCGTTGCTTACTTGTACTAACCATCTATTACCATCAGGAGAATGCATGTAAATACCTGCTCCTGCTTGTTCCAGTTCAATACTTTTATTGGTTACAACAAGATTTGCAGAACTAGTATCAATTGGTACAGTATTACCTACAACAACTTGACCATTTGGGAATAAAATTAATTTCTCATTACCAGAACCATTGCCACATGAAAATTTCATTACGGCATTTTGAAAAGTATTAAAATATATTGAACTATCAAATATAGGAAACCCTGGAGATGGTGGATTTATTCCATATCCAAGAGCTGTTATATTAGTTGACATTGAATTACTCAATGACCCACCAACAACAGTTGTTTGAGTTCTAACTCCTGCGCTAGGTTGTAGATTGCTATTCTGTACAATTCTTAATGCCTGTCCAGCAGTATTAGTAGTATTAATACCAATTCTACCAAAATAGTTTGTTAACAAACTGGATGGTGACCATTGAGTACCAGTCCAGTATAAAGTTTGGTAAGGTGATGTACCATTTGGAATACTACCTCCACCACCTGATCCTGGAGGGCCTTGAGGACCTTGAATTCCTTGAGGACCTTGTGGACCAGTAGCTCCTTGAGAAGCTAATAAAGCCCAGTTAATTGGATCTGAAGCTGGATCAGTTGCAGATGGTCCAACTGGATTAATACAAAACCAAGATGCTCCACCAAAACCTACTGCGTCATCAATAACATATGTTCCTGCTGCTGACCATGCACCTTGCCAATTAAGACCTGCTGGTCCTACTGGTCCTGGTACACCTTGAGGTCCAATTGGTCCTTGTGCTCCTGGAGGAATTACTGCTGAAACTTGAGTTGCAAAGTTTTGTACAGAGATTGCTGCAGTTAAATATGAGTCATCTCTATTACCATCTTGTAATGCAACAGGTAATAAACTTGTTGCAGGATCTGCAGAAGTAACTACTCTACGACCTCTAATCCAAGAAATAAAATTTAAAATATCCATGAGTTTGTTTTATAAATAATTTGTATACACTATATCTATAATATAATGAAAATTATTTAGATAGCAAACTATTCAGAAACCAATTCTTTAAAAATATCCATAGTATCATCCACTAGAATGATACCCTTATCAGTTTCAACGTGAATCTGAGTATCACTGACCTGCTCAATGGGGCCTGTTATTGTGTACTCTATTTCGTTATATGTGAATGTATTAATCATATAGCTGTATAATTACTCTTTTATGTCCTAGGTTATCAGGTGTAGTGGTTGAATTTTGAACTGCAAAAATCAGAAAATAATCTATTGCAGGGTTAAATGGTACAAGTGTAATTGTGCCAGCCGTTACATCTGTGCTTAATTGACTTGTTGGATTATAAACAAAAAGATGTGTGCCGTTAAAATAGTATGTTCTAAATACTCTTTGAATGTAAGTAGTGGATGTCATAGCACTTGCTGTACCTATTAGTGTAGCACCTGTCAAGCTATTAGTAGTATTAATATAAATTCGAGCAGTTGAAGTTGTTGAGCCTGCAGTTTTTGTCAGTAGATCATTAATAAAAATTGAATTATTGGCAACCAATGTACCCCCCGCAATTCTATATGATGCACTAATCTGATTAGCTGTGCCAATTAAATTTGAGCCTATTAAACTCGCTAATGTTATAGGGTTAGAACTGATAGTCAAATTCCCACTACCTAGCAGCGAATTCCCGTTCACTGTCTTAATGGAGCTGCCACTAACAAGAGTATCCTGCTTACCATTCAATGCAGTATTTAGATCACTCTGTGAGCTCAGCGTTCCTGTAATACCTCCCCATGCAGCAGCACCTGATACAGTTAGATCTCCACTACCTAATACAGATGCTCCGTTAATAGTCTTAATGTTAGTACTTGATACTAATATTGGTTGATAAGTAGCAGCAGCTGTTGTCGCTGTAAGATAAGGTCCTAATGCTGATGAATCTATATATCCAGCAGGATTAGCTGCATCATACGGAGTATAACCAAGAGCTGTTGTTACGTCTGATCCTGTTATACCTGAGATATATGCATTAGGATTTGTAAGTGGATAATAAGTACTTGCTGCTGTAGCTACAGTTAAATAACCTGAGAGAGCTGCAGTTGTAATGTATCCAGCAGGATTTGAACTTAATGGATAATAATACATACTATATGTAGATATACCCAAGTTCCAGTCTACACCAGGGTTTGGATAGGTACCATATAAATCACCTCCGGCAGGACCTGTTGGTGAACCACCCCCACCCCCTGTTGTTTTTGGCTTTCCATCTGGACCAGTTACTTCTATTCCACCGCCAAATATGTTACCATTCTTATCAACTAACTGCATAGTCTATACCTAATATATAATAACTTGTTCCTGGAATATCTGAATAAGCAGTTAATTTGTCTCCTGCTTTTAGTGCATATACAAGTGTATCACTAACTGTATCTCCCGCTGCTAGATTGAATTCATATAATACTTCACTAGTAGCTGTTAGTGCATCATACCTTTCTATAGTAAGTACATAAGCTAAAGGATTATAAAACCTCATTGTTGTTATCTTAGTAGATAATGTAGCTGTGTTACCTGTAGCTAATGTAGTACCCAATACGCTTAACTCACCTTGTTCAATGATTTCTGCCATACTCTAATATACAAAAAAATCCCCAGCTTTGCAACCGGGGATCATTTTGCTGTATTGCTAGAAACGAGGATAGAAACACAGACTAGAGTAGTAGGCCGATTGATAGTGCAATAGCTAACATAACAGCAATGCAAATATTTGCAATTTTAAAATCATCTTCATTAATTACATACTGCTGTGAAATTTTATCATACACAGGCTTATATAATAAATGTGCTATTGCCCATAACATAGCAATAACTGTAAATAATATAATAATTGCAACTACTTTCATTACTTCATTTTTAATAGTTTCTCAGATAATAGTAATGTTCTTGTAATCTCTCCAATTGCTTGGTCAAACAAAAGACTCTTTACTGGTGATCTGTTTTCATTATAGTTATCCTTAAGATCTTCTGCTAATTTAGAGAAGGTCTTTCTTAATTCAATAATTTGCTCAGACTCATTGATCTCTTCTGAGTCCAAACCTACTAAGATATCCCCGAAAGAATATATCTTAGTTTCTTTAAAGGCTGCTTGTTCACTCATAGTTTATCTATTCTTCTTTGTAAATATACTAAAGCTTTTTGTAAATCTTCTTTCTTGTTAGAAGTTTTTTTACCAGCTCTTGCTAAATACTTTATAACATTCCCTAGATAAAAATCTTCATCTAATCCCCAAGCTTCCAGTACATTAAATACCTCATAAGTATTTCCTGCTCCACCATAATACTTGGGTCTATCAAGATTTACAAGTCTATCTTCAAGTGGTATCTGTTTAGATACTATCTTATCAAACGGTGTTTTCATTTGACTTTGATATATATCTTCTGATTCTTGTGTGAAGTTTACCATACTATTGCAATGTCTCTTTCAGCTACCATTAGTTTCATTCCATCCTCAAGCTCTACTGCTTCAGATGCTTGTAGGCCAGTGATACCCATGTACACTTTATCCCCCACCTTTACACTTGATACTTCATCCCCGATAGCATAAACTTCTAACTTGGTCCATGTCTTTCTCATGTCCATTTCAAGAGCCATCTTGTCAGCTTCACTTAATTCAAACTGAGATTCTTTTACTTCTGGTTTATTTAATAAAACCCTTTTTCCTTTTAATTGCATTGTATTGGTTTTTAATTTTTCAAATAATTCTCTAGCCTGCAGGTTGTCTTCTGCAAGATTAGTAGCCTTTTCCCAAAGTACTTTTTCTTCTAGAGTCACAGACAAATATAAACAAAATATTTATTTACCTTGTCCTCTATATAATTTTTTATATTTCTTGCTAGATTTTAATTGACTAGTTTTAGATTTAGCATGTACACCTGGACGAGATACTTTAGGTGCCTCTAGTTTTGTAGTAAGTTCTTTTATTTTTGCCATGATATAAATAATTAAGTACTATATAATATACTCAATTATTCGTTATCATAAAACATTCTTTCTGAATCTTCTGTGTGCCACTTGTCAAACCCCTCGCAATTATAGTAATCTTTGTTTACTAAATAATCTGGTCTCTCAGGAAATGGTTTAGTAACAAAGCTGGGCTCTGACCATTTGATTCTATTGTTTGGTTGTAAAGCTATCTGCCCATTATCAAGTAAAATAATGTGGTGACTCTTATGCTCTAGTGGATCTTCAGCTAATGACAAATCTGTGTTAGGGTCATTGCTCCCCCAGTTGATTGTGGCATAATAACTACCTGGGTAGAACTTGTGATCTTTCATGTATACCTCTACCTTGGTATCATACAAATATGATAAGTGTATCAAAGTAAAGTTATAAGAGAAGCAATTCCATATCTGGAGAAAGTGAAAAGGCAAATCAACCTCTGGTAACTTTGGCTCTGTCAGTAAGGCATGACTAGGTAACTTATCTCGTAGCACGCCATTCTCTAACAATACCTGGAACAATGCAGCTTGTCCCGGCATACATCTTACAGATATTACTACCCCCGGGGTAAATTCTCCATGACCTTTTTGATGTTGATACATGTACTCATTCCTAACAAATACTTTGAGAGGAAAAAAGTTGTGTTCTATATGCGCCATATTATTTTCTTGAGAAGAAGTTCTTCTTTGGTGCTTCTACCTTGGTAGTCTTTAGTTTCTCTATGATCTTGTTTGCTTCATCTTCGGCAAACTGAATAGCCTCTTCTTCTTTGTCTTTGATATTCCAGTTGTTTAGTAACATACTCATGTGCATAGTTTCATGCATAACAGCTGTTGCCTTCTCTGTAGGATTATACTTCTTGAAAGTACCCATGTTCAAAAACAAGAATGGTTTGTATGGAGCTTTAGCTGTTAGCTTCTTATCCGCGGGATCATAGTTAGTAAATCCATATATGTAAACACCATTGCCCTTGGTCTTGTCTACTTCTTCAGCTTGTGCATCCTGACGGTTTAGACCATGCATTTCTGGGACTTTATAGTAATCAAATATCTCAGTAGCATCATTACCAATAAGCAGGACATACTTGCCCATGTCTATCTTCTTCATATACTAATATACAAATTATTTAGCACACTTACTATAGGCATCACACTTCTCAGTAGACTTACACCCTGACATAAAATATGCTATAGCCATACCAAGGCAAAAACTAAAAACGTAAATAAAAATCTTGCTATACTTTTCCATAT